CTTCTTTACAACGTCATCGTGACAGAAGGCCCAGCTGGAGGACCGTTCACCGCCACGGACAATGACTCTGTTGCCCAGTACCAGGCACAGACATACAGCCAAACCGATTTGCTCAACTCCACAACTGAGGAACTTCAGGGACTCGGCAATTACCTTTTAGGAAAGTACAAGCAGCCACAGCTTCGCTTCACAGGCCTATCAACACAGCTTGTCGCCCTAGACGACACCAAGCAAAACATCTGCCTCAACCTTGACTTGACAGACGTCTGCAACGTCGTAAAACACTTCGCCGTTGGTTCCCCAACTTCTGTTGATCAGACCGTGATTGTCACTGGCATTAACCACAACATCACCCCCGGCAATCACATCATCAGCTACACATTCGAGTCCACCGACGGCAACGCTTATCTCACATTAGATGACCCGATTTTCGGTACTCTTGACAACAACCTTCTGAGTTTCTAAAGGAGACACACAATGACATTCCCAACCTTTGTTGCGGGCGAGGTCCTCCGCGCCCAAGATATGAATGCAGTTTCTAGTTGGCTGGTTAAGTCACAGGCTGTTGGCACTGCTGTATCAAGCATCAACGTCACCTCAGCTTTTAGCGCCGACTATGACAACTATCGCATTATTTATTCAGGTGGAACAGCATCAAATAGCACTGATATTGGATTGACGCTTGGAGGTTCAGTTACTGGTTATTTCGGTGCGATGCAGTTTCAAGCGGTTACCGCAGGAACTGTCTCGGCAGCTGGTTCAAACAATGGTGCATCGTTTCCGTGGGTTGGGGGAGCTACAGCTGGTCAAGCGGTTCACGCATCTGTTGAATTGTTCAGCCCGTTCCTTGCTCAAAACACAAAACTCCGCAACGCCACATATCAGAACGGCGACAACTACGGAATCATGAACGGCGAACATCGTGTTGCAACTAGCTACACGTCTTTTAATCTTTTAATTACCACGGGCACTGTCACCGGTGGAACTGTTTACGTTTACGGATTTAAAAAGTAGGACATTATGACAAGACCATTTATTCAGATTGATGATGAAGTTCGTGAAATGACCGACGAGGAGTTGGAAATCTATGAAGCGATTATTGCTAGCACCCCTGTTCTGCCTTCTGCTGAGTAGCTGCGCCGATCGCATTCGCGAAAACTGCGACTCAACTAAAGCCAACGGCCTACTAGAAAGACGCTGCCAATGAAACCCGAAAACCGCCTCAGCAACGAAGAAATTAAAGCCCGCCTGATCCTTGTCGTCGGCATTGGCTTGACCTTGTCTTTCGTCATGGCCATCGCTTCTCTCATATTTGGATTGCTCTTCGTTGTGCAACCTACGGAGCAAAGCCCGAACGACGCTGAAGCGTGGGGCGTCTTGTCCCCAATGCTGATGACCCTTGCCGGTGGACTTATTGGACTGCTCGCAGGCAACGGACTCAAAGACAAACCAAAAGACCCACAGCCATGATTAGTTCTGAGACCACAGTCACGACGACTGCACAAAGAATCCTGGCTAAATCCAACAGTTACAGAACCGTCTACATTCACGTCCAGGGCGCTGGCACTGTGTACCTCGGTGGTCCTACTGTCAGCTCTACTAACGGACTTCTTACCGAAAAGCATGCCGTTCCTTTAACGCTTGAAATTCCTGCACAAGAGGAACTTTGGGCCGTGACCGCATCAGGAACCGAATCTCTTCGTCTTCTCCTGCCTGACCTTTACAATCAGTGATATGAAATACACCGGATACGACAAGACTGCCGAACAGAAGTTAAAAGGAACCGAACGCTTCGTCGAGCTGTGCGGTCGCCGTTGGGGTTTTAAAAACCTCGGAACCCTCGTCGTTAGACAGATGAGATCGGGACAAGGCATGTCAGTCCACGCGACTGGAAGAGCCTGCGACATTGGCTTCCCTGACACAAAGCAAGGACACGCAGCTGCTGTCGAAGCGATGCTGTGGTTCGTCAAGTACTACAAAGAACTCGGCGTCGAAGAAGTACACGACTACGGCGGGCTTATTAACGGCACTTGGCAGGGCTGGCGCTGCGACCGTAAGGGCAAGCCAGGCTGGAAGAAGTGGACCGACACCGACAATGGTGGTTCAAAAAACGGCCGCTGGATTCATGTTGAATTGGCTGGCAAATCAAACGGTGGTTTCGCTGAGGACGACGTTGCTCTCGAAGCAGCATGGCGCAAACTGCCCAAACCAAACGCATAGTGGGTCCTGGTAGTCCCGCCTTGCTAGGTGGGTGGGTGTCTCTTCATCGCCCATCCACCACCTCTCGCTAAATCTTTTATATTCTGACCATGTCGTACCAGGCGACAGAAAGAAGAAAACAATGTTTGAAGACCTGCCACTGTTCCGCAGTGCTGATCCAATTACCTCCGTCCAAGGCGCTGGCGATGTCAAGCCACGCCGAACCACTCAGGCGATGCAGCTGCTCGCAGAGTACGCCCACCGAGACGGCCTCACCGATGAGGAGGCTGGACTGTTCTCAGGGCTTCTCAGCCGTCCTAAGTGCTGCTACTGGAAACGCTGCAGCGAACTACGCGCCAAGGGTTTCATCGCCCCTACGGGCGTTACAAGGCTGTCCAGCGCAGGCTCAGCCATGCAGGTCTGCACCATCACCGACGAAGGCAGGAAGGCACTCGCATGATCTACTTCGTGACGGTCCCTCTACTAGCCTTTTTTTCGTGCCTCATCTACGGCATGTATCAAGCCCTAGACATTGAGACACACTGGCAAGACCCGCCATACGACTGGAACTTTGAAGACGAAGACCTGTGGCTCGACGAGCCTGACCTATCCCTCTAACAAAGAAGAGAAGTTTGAAACGCTATGTGTTGTGCTTCGCACTATTCACCGTATTTATCAGCCCCGTGCAAGTATCAGCTGCACCCAACTGGAAGTGTCCGGAACTCCACGCCATGTTTCGCAAACACGGCCTACCCGTTCCGATCTTCGACATGCTCGTTTGGCGCGAAAGTCGATGCCAAGTGGACGTTGTCTCAAAACCAAACCGAGACGGGTCTAGAGATATCGGCGCAGCCCAAATTAATAGTTCCTGGAAAACGCTTACGGCTCGCACTTGTAATCGCCCGTTTCGCGAAGTGGTTAAAAGTCTGAGAGTCCTGTCGTGTAACTTAAAAGTTGCGGCCGTCCTTTGGGATGGTGGCAAGGGTGCGTCTAACTGGCGTGTCTCATCCCAAAAATAAACCAGGAGAAAAAAATAATGAAGAAACCATCCAAGACCGTTTCGGTCCAGTTGCCGACCGAGGACATTGAAGCCCTTGAATCGCTAATCGGTAAGACCCTTAGCTGCAATGACAAAACTTTTAATATCAAGCGCCTTTCAGACTCGATTCGTTTTGCCATGGCCGACGTGATTGACGGTCAGAAGTGGCTTATCGAGCAGGCACGTTTGAAAGAAGCCAAGGCAGCAGCTGCGAAAGCAAAGCGCGAAGCAAAGAAGGCTGAAGCCAATGGCATTTGATCTCGAGGCATACGAGCCCGTCGCCCTAAGACTTGACCGATGGCTCAAACAACATCCAAACGGCATTGTTAAAACACAGTTGCTTAGTCAGCCTGGCGCTGACATTTGTGTCTTCGTTGCAGAGCTGTGGCTTGACGGCCAATGCGTCTCAACCGGGCATGCAGAAGAAGTGCGTAACTCAAACATGATTAATAAAACCTCTTCAATGGAGGTATGTGAAACGTCGGCAATCGGGCGCGCATTGGCTAACGCAGGAATGGCGGGATCAGACATGACCAAACGCCCAAGCCGTGAAGAGATGAGCAAGGTTGAAAGAACAGCAGCGGCGAGCCGTGGTTACCTTCCACGCTCCAGCACCGCTTTCCCTGATAGCCCAAAGCCTTCACCAATGGCAGAAGCAAACGGCGTTAGGGTCCGAGGAAATCAGTTTGGTGACTTGCCTGACTGGTTAGTCCTTGACGCCTTCCAAGCAGGCGTGACAGAGGTGTACGACAACCGTGACCAGGTAGCAGGCACTAAGCGCCCGTGGTTTAAAGCCACCACAGGAGGCAAGGACGCTAAAGCCTTTTGGCCGCCTAAGGGCACACCTGATCCAGTTGTTGCCACGCATGAAGACGACCTTTCCGAGCCAGGCGAAGAGGAGCCATTCTGATGGATGCAGGAACAATGAAGGACTACATCGAAGACCTCATCCAGCAGGTAAACACGCTCGAAGCACAGTTCCACAAACTCAACGAGGTCATTAAGCAGCTGCAAGAACAGCGGGACA